GCCGTATGAAACATCTACCCAGTAATCACCAGAAATATCTTTGCTTGGTGTGTAGGTAATCTCGTAAGGTGCGCCGGATACAACTCCACGCACTTCTTTCTCAACGTTGCCAAATAGCTTCTCGTCCATGAGGAAGCAAAGGCGCATGACTTGACGGAATACTTCTGAGAAGACAGCTTGTGCTGTCTTAACCTGTGTATCGAATCCACCCATCAGGGCTTCAACGCCACGACCTGTAACGATAGAACCAGACTGCACACCCATACGACCTTGTGGGTAGCGTGAGCCAATGCGAAGCTCTTGATCTAGTGTGGCTGCCTCTTGGAAGATACCGGCAGGAATATCAAGACCGACACGACGAATCTTCTCTGGATTAGCAGAGCGAATAGTTGCGTCTGGGCCAATCTCAAGAACGTTAACGTCAGCAGGCAAAGCAAATGGAGCCTGTACAGACTTTTGTGCTGCTTCCAGCTGCAAGGTAGCAAAGCGAGCCTTGGCAACTTGTACCCACATGATGTCATCGAATTGTCCGCGTTGGTTCTCATCGGAGTCGATGCCAGGGCGGATAGCGATGACGACAGGCAATTCACCGATAAGGTTCTTTGCACGGTCAAGGACAAGGTTGCTACGCTCAGGAACAAACAGGATGACTTCATCCTTGTCTTGATAGCGAAAGACTTCTAGCATACGCTCTGAGTTGCGGTTCTCGTAAGGTCCGCGAATGACAGATTCATGCTCTGGGAATTCGTTGCATAGCTCGCGTACTGTCTTGTTGTAACGCTTGCTGTAGGACAACAACTTGCCGAATCGGTCATACTCTGGGTATGCAGCGATTGGGTTGTCAATGCGAATCATTGGGCGCTTGTTTTCCCAGTCAGGCTCAATGATGAAAGGAAGCATGCCGAAGGTTACATAACGGTCTGCGCCTGTATACATCAGCGTTTGGAGGCGGCATGTATCGCGGTAACCTGCGGCAATCATAGTGCGCTTATCGGCCTTCTTGCGCGCACGGTCTGAGACAGAATCCGTAGAGTCGCAGTTGAAGGCTGGGAGTGGAGCAATAACTTCTGCCACGTCGCGGGCAGCAATGTCAATAAAGTTAGCCACCATAGGCTTAGGAAATTCGTCTGGGAACATTCCTGGGTAGACCTGCTGAATGTCACCTTGGCGGATTGCTTGCAGATCTGTCCAGCGAGCATCACGTTGATGGTAATGGTCGCGGAGCTTGCGTATCTTTACGCTTAGCTCGTCGATGTCAAGACTCACAAGTAACCTCCGTTAGCAGCCATCTTCTGTTGAAGCTGGGCATATTCTTCCAAGTTAACAACCTTGCGGCGCGCTAAATCCATTGGTGTAGCAAATGGATTCTTCACGAATGTTCCGCCATAGGCGCCTGCCTGATTGATGTAATCACGCATTTGTGTTTCAGCAAACCAGAGAGCCATTGGGCCGTCTTGCTTGTTCTTTGTTCCTGCTGACCAAGTGATAAGTTGTTCAATCAGGGCTTTGATATGTTCGTTGTCAGCTCGTGGCAATTCCAAAAGATTGTTCTTGAGGAACTTGCCTTGATTATCTACCGAGCCAAATAGCGGAGCCATAGAGGCGACGCCAAATTCTAAATCCATCTTATTGCCACCGGTGTAGTGCTGGACAAGACGGATGCCTCGTGAGGCAAGAAACGAGTTGATTTGCTCGTCTTGGGTGAGGAATAGCTGGAAAGCATTCTTCTCAATGACCCAGACCTTTGGACTGTACTTCTCTGTCCATGAGCGAATCAAGTCACGAATAGCTTGCGGTGTCGGGGCGGGCATACGCGATGCCTCTAGCAAGTAACGCTTGCCTGTGGTTCTATCGCCAGCCATGATGACCGAAAAAGTATCGCCAGACATGGCAGGATCCATTGCAGCGACGATATACTGACTGCTGAGATTCTCAGGATGTCCTGGTGCGCCAGGAATCAACGGGCCGATAGCCCGCATGCCGCTGACAGAACCGCGTACACACTCAGGGGAGAAGATAGCGGTTGACTCAACATCTTGCTGTTGGTAAACCATCGCCCACGTCTTTGGGTCAATCAAGCCGCGACGGCGGCGTAGATGTTCGCCGGACCAGCGTGGGTACAAACCGTTCTCGTCTGGCAGGGTATCGTCTGCATCCCATGGACGGTCAGACTTAGGCCAGAGGGTAACCCAATCCTTTGGGTCATCGGCAAATTCTAAAACTGCCGGCATGGCAAGGTATGTCCATGGCGACTTGTTATCTGGGTAACGCTCAGGGTTACGCATCTCGCGGTATAGATCCATTGGGTCTACGCGAGTGCCAACAACCAAAATCTTTCCCGTTGGACCAACACGTGTCAAGACTTCCTGTTGAATCCAGCGAATCTGCTTTTCGTACTCGCCAGCGTTGGCGAGAGTCACGCAGTCGTCAAGGATGATTAAGTCGGCACGTGCGCCGTAAATCTGTCCGCCGATGCCGAGTGCCTGAAGCGTAGGGTCTTTTTCACCCGACTCGCGCTCAAGGTAAATGGCGTCTTGCGTCCACTTCTCAGCGGTAGCTTTGAAGCCTTCCACTGGAGCGTATCGTCTTTGAAGCTCTGCCCATTGGGGAGAGGTAAGCCGCTGCTTGACGGCATAAAGAAATTCCTTTGCCATCGACTGCGTCTTAGAGACAAGCTTAATTCGGACATTGGGATTGGTAACAATCCGATATGTCACATAGTCGATAGACACGGTCATGGATTTAGCATGTTCCGGTGGCATGTTAACCAAAACGTAATTTTTGAAGTTTGGCTCGTAGGTCATGTTGCCATGCAGCCAGGCGGGTTCGCCTTCCTCCAGCAGGGAGGTAATGTTACGTTGATGGTCGAAGGTCTTGCTGTTCAAATACTTGAGGCGAAATTCCTCAAAGCTGATATTGGCATCCTCGTCGGCGATAACGCCTTTTCGGCGCTTGATAACTCGCGCCAAATCAATCGCCTCTTTAAACTGAGGGTCGGATGCTCGGTAGTACTCATAGGACTTGACGGACTTGCCGACTGCGCGGCAAGCGTCTTCGACGGTAACGCCGTCGTTGATTAGCTCAACGAGGCGTTTCTTTGCCTCAGGCGCGGACAAGCTAGCGCCTTCGACAAGGCGGTACTTCGATGCGTCTTTAATTGCCATTGGGTGAAACTCTCCTTTGGCATAAGTTTATAGGTATCCCACTGCGAAGCATTGCCTGTGGGCAATGTCGTGGATTGTTTAGGGGGCGCCGCCAGGCGCCGCCTGTCGTCTTGCCTATGGGTTAACGAGCAGGGCCATAAGCCCTGATCGGTTGTTCGTCTCATCGGCAACCTCGCTGTGAGGCTCGGCTGCGATGAAGCCGAACTAACGGAGCCGTATTTATTTTATCCCCTATATATACTAAGGCGGGATAAAACCGCTTTATCCCGCTTTGGAGGGGGTGATTTATGTCACACGCTCTAAAGTCAGTATTTTATACTGCTTATGGTCAAAAAATAGTTTATGCGCCGTCTTAATATGTGAGACAAAATACCGGTATATGGATCTAATATTTAGAAAAAATATTTTGGTGGATAGTTAATACATATATCACTCGTAGTTAAAAACCCTCGGGTTGAGCGTGGCACGGCTCGGCTTTGCCGATTATTACCCTGACCCTGACCCGTCAGAACATCGCGTTAACACCAGCCTTTGCGGCTCGTTTCGGGGCGATATTGCACCGTTATAGAACCGTTTCGGGGGCAGAACGGACGGTTTCGGGGCGTTAAGCGGCGTGTGTGGGGAAACTGTCCACCTGCACCAATCCGCCAATCGCCTGACTCGATCAGCCCTAATCAGCACCAAATCGGGCAAGCCAATCCGTCACGATCAGCCGATGGCATCGATGACCAGGACGATGATTGATTGACCGGTGGGCTAGCACTCGCCGCCCCTAAGTGCTAATTGTCGACAAATCTACAGGGCTAACCGCCCTGATTTGATAACGAAATTGTTATGAAACTAGGCGCAAATGGGCTTGACACGTTGCACCGGTCAGCTAGGATTGCCCTGCGGGCAACCGAACGAAAGGACAAGACGTGGACGATTACAAGGGTCTGAGCGTGGGCGACGTCTGCATCGTCAAAGGATCAACACCCTTTGCGGGCATGAAGGCAACCATTATCAAGCTATATGTTCACCAATTCGCCAATATGAAAGCACCAAAAGCGTATGCTTACGTCAAGTTCCCTAACGGCAACTCGTGGGATTTCCAAATCTCAAAGCTCACCAAAGAGGTAAAAGCATGAACGCAAGCACCATATCAAAAGCCATCAAGGCAACAGGCCTGCCCAAAAGCGAGATATCTCGTGGGCGGGTGTCTGAGTTACGATCAGAAGGCTACAAGGTCAGCAAGGACGGCAACACCATCGTGGTGTCGTATTTGCCTTATAGCACCATCACTAACGAGGCAAGCCGCGAGGCTTTCCGCATCCGTCGATTCCACGCCATCGAAAAAATGTTCATTGAGCTATCAGCATGTGGCTACGATGCAACTCTTGATTGGCCTACAATAACCATCAACGCATAACCAAAAGCAAAGGACAAGAAAATGGACAAGACAATCATCAAGCCATGTGGCACGTGCAACCTATGCCACTACAACGCCCCCACCTTGCTCGATCAATGTATGTGGCGTCAGATGGAGGACATCAAGCGCGGTTACGCCTACAAGCTCGAAAGCATCGGATTCCCCGCTGAAGAGCTGATGACCGCCGTAAACGTCTGGTTTAACCATAACTACACCTTCGCACAGGCGGTGAAGGCATGACAATCAGCTATAGCAAAAATCAATACGGCGCATGGGTATTGTCCGCCGTCATCAACGGATACCTAGAATCGCAGCAATTCTACGGCTACACCAAAAAGCAAGCCACGCAACTATTCCGTCAGCAATTTAAGGTGGCAGCATGATTGAGACAATCATCAAGAAAACCCACAACGGCAAAACCGTGTGGGCAACACCAGACGGCAAGCTCGGCGCTTACGCCTTCGGGAAATGGTGGCTGGTCAAGAACCTTGCCACCGGTCAAGTCGTACACAAGTGCAAGAACCTCATCGAATCAAAAGCCTATATGAGTAAGGAAATCAGCGCATGAAATCTCCTGCCTACCTCTTGACCCGATTCATCGTTCGGTCTGCCTTCTGGACGCTCCTCTTTTGGGGCGTCTGGCAGGTTGTAACACATCTCTGGTGGACCGGTCAAGGCTTCACCTGGTCAACCAATCCATTCGGCAACTAGATCCAGCTCATAGCTCACGGCTCGCGCCGTGGGTTATGAGAAGGCGCTAGCCTTCTATTAACCCAATCGAAAGGACAGAAATGCAAAAGATTCAGATAAGCGATTCAGCTCTCCAATTCGCGCAGGATTTTCTGCTCGTTGTGGAGAACGATTACAAGGCTTATACAACCATCCGCGAGCTGATCGCGGAGAGCAACTACCTAGACGCCGCCGATCAGATTCGTGATTGGTTCGAGTCGAACATCGACAAGGTGGCAGACCTTGCCCACACCGCTTGTGGTGAATTGACCGGTCTATTGGTCCGTCAGCTTCTCATGTATTGGGGTATCGATCCATTCGTCTATATCGCCCAATCCCTCAATGAGGACATGGCGGTGTCAGCATGAACCACAAGCATGAATCATGGGGAACTGAAATCGTATTGGTACGCCGTGAATCAGACGATTACACGATGGTATCGGCTCAATGCCCTTGCGGCGTAACCCTTATCCGCGAAACCGCACCACAAGGC